CTACTATCATACTTACTAAATTGATGTATTTCAGATGTTACTCTGCTATTTACTTTAAAGTACTGTTCGTGATACCATTTCACTTTAGCCTCCTGTTTTCTAGTTTAGAATAAAACTCTTTACTTAATACTTTGGGATAATGCGTAGCTGTTAATTCAGTGTATGATGAACCTTATGTAGTTAAACTACTATTGTTATCATAACAACATTACCCCTTCGTCATTGGGATGCGGAGTCCCTTTGGACTAATCCTCTAAGACGTATTCAATAACCTTATCTTTGGGTGGTCCCAATATAAGTGTCTCCATCTTCTTGATTTGAGTGTATCGTTTGTTTCCAACACCCTTGTATCGCTTTAAACTGTAGCCTATATCTCTTGTTAACCTTAGTATATCAGGTAGAGTTAGGTCAAAATAATCTTCCCAAGTTAGACCAGTTTGTTTTACTATAGCATTACCTACGTAATGTGGGATGAATCGGTGTCCCACTACCATTTCGTCACTCCTTATTATCTTCATTTGTTACTCCTTCGATTAATAAGCTAATAACCTTTTGATAGGCTTTATCAGCTCCGTATTTACGACCAATGTCTTCAGCACTTAGATGCTGATTGTTATAGTTCTTAGTTATGTCCTCCAAGTTTCTAGTTCGTAGCTCTTGTATCTTAAATATTGCATCCATTACCTTCTGTATCTTCATTGAGTTACTCCTTATTTAATTTCCATTCCTGCTTGTAGGTGTGATAAAATATAGGGGGCGGAATACACCACCCCCGTATATTGTTCGAGTATACTACTCTTGTGTAGGGAAGTCTTCTTCCTTACCACCAGATGGTACTTTGTACCTATACTCTATTACCTCAACACCTGACCCCGTCACGTGGTTGACATTAATGGCGAGGGACTCGTCTGTATGCAATGGGTAATCTGTGTCTTTCAGGAACTTTAGGTCCTTGTAAGTCTCAGACAACGCCTTTACTGTGTTAGCAGTTAAGAGCTCTGGCAATTGCCCCGCAATTTCAGCATTAGTCACTCTTTGATGAATAATAATTGAATTCTCATAGACCGAGTCTATGGGATTAAGGATTGGGTTCCCATCCTGACCCTTAATCACTTTTTGTGTTTCAGGGTTTCGCATCCAGTTTCTTGCGTTATAGCAAGAATGTGTCTTTAGACCTTGATTCGATGTTGACATAATATACTCCTATATTCTTTCAACCTAATAATTCATTTATTAGATTGTTGAGCTAGTGCTCAAAACAAACAGGGGACGGCAGACCGGAAGGGTGCGGTAGCACGCCGAGCAGGCGTTGGTTTGAAGCCCGGGGGGAGAGACAAGTTAACCTGAGGGACGATGGTCAACGTAGTCGACCCCCCATAGGGCGTAAAAACAACCCACCCGGTCAACGAACAAACCGTGTACTCCCATTCTACAGCAATTTTTCAAATAGTTTTTTATTGTTTTTGTATATAATTTTTCGTATGAATTTTATAATAATTTTAATCATTTCAGGTATTTCAGTAAGCTTTATAGCAGATGAACCTACAATCTCTGAAGGGGACTATTCATTATATGATACTATATATGACCAAGACAGTACAAACCATCAATACATAGACATACGTAACGGTGAGAACTGGTGTTGGAGACACAATATATGGGAGAATGTTAGGATAGTGAACCCTAGTAGAGTGCGTAGAAAAGACGAAGAATAGTAAATTCTCCTATCTTGTTCATATCGTTCAGTTTAAACGAAACCACTTAAAGTAAATCATAACTATTGTTATTAGATGTAAACGGTTTTACATTTTAATAATATTTGTTATTAGTTCTTAACGATTTAAACAAGGGGTGGTTGTCGTAAGTGGTTGATATACATCAGTATATAAAGAGTGATGATAAGCTCAACTATGAGTTATTATGGAAAAACTGTGCTAATATCACGGGATTCCAAGCTGAACGTAAGAGAGGAGTGTTATACTATGAGGTCACAGAAGCATACAAGGATTACAAAGCGTCTTCTAAACATACTAAGGATGGTATTCCATCTACAGATGTTAAAGATGAGGTACTACATAACCCTACTACTCAAGTACCTAGGTCTTCTAAAGTAACAGAAGACTTTGTTATTTCGTATATAAACAAAGAAGCTCAGTCTAATTTTGTAAAGACCGGTGAATACTGTACATATGATGCCGATGAAGAGCGTTATATAGCAGAAATCAAAGTTCGTAATAAGCATTATGATACTTGTCTAATAGAATGGGATAAGTATATGGCTAATAAGGGACACGCAGACATAGATGATAAAGAGTTTCTTTACATAGTTGCTACAAATTCACATATATATGTATTTAACATCAATACAATCCAGAAAAGTAGGTCTAAAATACGTTGGAAAGACCAGGAATTACCAAGAAATAGCCATTTTGGTGGATATAATGATAAAAAGACTAAGAAAGTGGGTTATATTCCAATAGGAAGAGCAAGTGTTTGTTATAACTATAAATCATAAAGACATAGGACCTACAGAATACCCTGTATACACTAAAGATGAAGCTGATTCAAATGATATTACTTACCTACATTGGCAAAAGGCTAATAAAAAACAGTGGGCACTTACCGATGACAATTATGTTGCAAAGGTTATTAGTAAGAAATCTTATCAAGACAAGGAGAAAAGAATGTCCTATTATTATAGGATGCCTTTTGGTTATATTATGTGGAATCCTAAGTATCCTGATAAGAAGTTTTGTTGTGGGGGTAGGGTAGCTAACAATACATTTACCGGTGAAAAATGGTTAGATGTAAAAACTAAGTCTGAGGACTATAAGTCTTTAGCAATGTGGGCGGCTTTAACTGAAAATAGGGATGTTGCTATTGACCAAGTGTTTGGTCCTGTAAATGCAAGTAAGAGGCGTAAGTTAAAGCGTCATATGAGAACGGAGGTTTTTAAAAAAATGAAGAGAGATGAAGCTCAAAAACTATTAACTGACAATATGTTGGATGCAGACTACTTTATTGATTTAATGAAGAAGGGAGTAGATATTGCACTAAAGAAAGAAGATGTCAGTGGTATTCGTGGATTTGTAAATGATGGTATGGAAATACACGGAATGAAGGATAAGGAAACAGTAACTGTTACCGATAAGCTAGAAGCAACACAAACTAGGAAACTGATTGATAATATCAATTCAGAGGAAGATAAGTTAATTGCATCTAGAACAACTAAAATGCCTATTGAGGAGGTAAAGAATGGAGATGATGAGTAATTATTATCACACGTTAGTAGAACTAGAGCACTTTCCGGGTTGGGAGCTATATATATTTCTCAACTTGTTATTATGGATTAGTGCTATATTTAGATTAAACAGAATAGAAAGGAAGGTCACAAATGATTGAGTTATTATTATTTATAGCAGGAGTATTAGTATTAGTAAATAGTATGTTATGGTCCAATGGATATTGGAAAAAATATGGTAAGTATGGAAAATGGATATCCGGGAAACTGTCCAAGTAGACGATTACGAAGCCAAATACGCACAACAACAAGCTCTAAAAAAACTTAGAGATAATGTTGGGCTATTTGGTAGAACAATGTTTCCTACTGCTATTGCAAAAGCAGTTCCTCCATTTCACCACGAGATATACAAAAATCTGGCAGATGAGGCGAGAAAGCGTGTACTGATTGCCGCTCCTCGGGGAACGGCGAAAAGTACAGTGACCTCCTTAATTCTACCCCTTCATAGAATAGCTTTCAAGCCCTCTGCCAGTGACCTTTTTATTGTTATAATATCAGAGTCACAATCTCAGAGTATAAATTTTTTATCAAGAATTAAGTATCACTTAATTAATTCACAAAACTTTAAGGAGATGTTTGGAAATTATGGACCAGAGACTGCAAAGCGTTGGACGAATAACGATATACTTCTTGCAAATGGTGCACGGATTATTGCTGTGGGAACTGGACAGCGTGTACGGGGGTTTATCGAGGGTGACACTCGCCCTAATCTTATCATTGTTGATGACTATGAGTCTGAGCTTAACGCCGCTACTGCTGAGGCTAGAGCAAAAAATAGAAAATGGATAACTGAAGCTGTTATTCCATCTTTGTCTGATGATGGAAGAATAGTTATGATTGGAACTGTTATATCTGAAGATTGTTTTTTATATTGGGCTAAGGAATCACCAGTTTGGAAAGTACTTTGGTATTCTATATATGATGATGATGGGCAAAGTATATGGGAAGAAAGATTCCCCGAAGAACGAATACAGTCAATAAAACAAGAATTTGAATCTGTTGGTAATCTTAATGGATTTTACCAAGAGTATATGAACGAGGCACAGAGTCCGGATAATGCACCCTTCAAACCGAAATATATTAAATTACATCATTTCCAGTTTTCCCATAATAACGGCGAAAGTATCCTTATCGGTAAGTCAGGTGGAAAAGATATTAAGAAACCAGTTAACGTCTATTGTGGCATCGACCCTGCTAGTAGTCTATCTAAGCGTTCTGACTTTTTTGTTATTGCTACTCTTGCACTTGACGCTGATGGTAATATTTATATACTGGATATACTCAGAGATAAAATCGACCCTGCATACCAACCTGAAGAAATTATTAAAGTATTTAAAAAATATCACCCAAAAAGAATGACTATTGAGACTGTGGGCTACCAAGAGGCACTTAGGAGTAACGTAAGAAAGATGATGCTAGAAGAGAACCTATATATACCGGGACTCGAAAAAGGCATAAAACCAAGACAAAGAAAATCCGAACGATTGTTGTCCTTGGTTGCCCCTCTCGCTAAAGGTGAGTTTTATTTTAGACCAGAAGATTTACACGCACAACAAGAGTTCTTATCTTACCCAAGAGGTAAACACGATGATATTCTTGATGCAATATACTATGCACTTGATAAAGCAAAGCCGTCAAGGCAGAAAGAATACATAAATCCAGAGGACAGAAAAGGAAGAACAAAAGTCCTTGACTGGATGACATTATAATTTGTAAGTTTATACGGGATGGCTTACAGCGATAAAGATTCAAAGAAATCTAGCGAAGAACTTGTAAACGAAACTCACGACCTTTTTAAAACTTATTCAAGTAAAAGAGAAGTCTGGGCTAGTCAAGCACAAGAGGACGCAGAATTTAGATTAGGAAGACAGTGGTCTTCTGAGCAACAACGCATTTTACTAGAAAGGGGTCAAGCACCTCTAGTAGTTAATCGTATCCACCCAGCAGTCGAAGCCGCAAAGGCACTACTCACTTCAGGCAAACCACAATTTAGAGTATCACCGAGAGAAGATTCCGACAATAAAGTAGCACAGGTCTTCAATGGGTTGTTAGAATATATGTGGTATGTATCTGACGGGACTCAAGCACTCCGCAATGTGATAGACGACTACTACACAATGGGTATGGGTGCTATGTGCGTTTATATTGACCCCTTGAAAGATTATGGAAGAGGAGAAGTCTGCGTACACGATGTCGACCCTCTTGATGTTTATATCGACCCTAACTCTAGACATAGAATGGGTGATGATGCTGAAAATATTATTATAAGTAGATTGTTTACAAAAGAACAAGCTACTACTATGTACCCTGTATATGAAGAAGCAATTAAAAATGCTACATCAGATTTATATACAGATAGACCAGTCACAGATAGAGTTGATGACAAAGGAATAGCATTTCCAGAAGATAGTAATACTCAAACTCACGTTGGCTTTGGACATAACAACGAATACATCAGAGGTTATGAAAGATATCAAAAAGTGTGGGTTAAACGCTATCACGTAAAGAATAACATTAACAAAACTGAAGAAGTGTTTGATAATGAGGGATATGCAGAGTATTTAGAAAGAAATGCTGTGCGTATAAATGGTCAAATTGTACTTGATGAAGATAAAGCGGCTAAGATTGTTGAACAATTAACTATGCAATTTCAACAACAAACTAAACAAGCTGAGATGGAAGGTGTAGACGGACCTGAAATGCCTCAGATTGAATCAGTTCCTTATTCTGAATTAGTACAACAAAAATTAATAGAGAGCGTGTCAGTTCCCGTTCAACGCATTAAGATGTGTGTTATTATGGGTGACAAGTATCTATATTCTAGAATCCTGCCAGTTGAGCATTATCCCATCGTTCTATTTATGAACATTCATAACAGAACACCCTACCCAGTAAGCGATGTTCGTATGGTTAAGGATTTACAAGAATATATTAACAAGACACGCTCTCTTATTATTGCACACGCAACAACAAGTACAAATACAAAGATTTTAATACCGAGTGGTTCTGTTGATATGCAAGACTTTGAGCAAAGATGGGCACAGCCGGGAGTTGCTATAGAAGTAGATATGGACCAAGGTGCACCACAGCCAATACAGCCAACACCTTTGCCCAATACACTTTATCAAAATGAACAAGTTGCTAAAACAGACATAGACCATCAATTAGGTTTATATGAATTAATGCAGGGTAACGCTGAAGCGGCTCCTCAAACATATAAAGCTACTATTAGTTTAGACGAGTTTGGTCAAAGAAAAATAAAGTCTAAGTTACAAGATATAGAAATTTCTTTAGCAAGGGTTGCTAAGGTAGCTATACCAATAATGCAACAATTATATAGAGCGGAAAAAGTTGTTAGACTAGTACAGCCTAATAATAGTATGTCAGAAGTAGCTATTAATAAAAAATTATATGATGATAAAACTGGTGAAATGAGCGTTATGAATGATATATCAAGAGGGGCTTTTGATGTAGTAGTAGTAACTGGCTCTACCTTACCAACAAATAGGTATGCACAGCTTGAAATGTATATGGATGCTTATAAGAATGGAATTATTGACAAGACTGAAGTTCTTAAGAAAACAGAAGTATTTGATAAAGAAGGTGTACTAGAAAGAACAGACCAAGTTGGACAATTACAACAATCTGTTAAAAGTATGGAAGAAAAGATTAAAGAATTAAAAGGCGACCTACAGACAAGAGAACGTGAAAACTATCACTTGAAACAGGCGGCTGAATTAGAAAAATTCAAAGGCAAACTCGATAATATCTCAACCCAGAATAAAGCATCTGGAAAGCTATTAGAGAAGCGTATGGATGACGTTCTTGGACAGGCAAAAGCTGGTGTTCGTGAAATGAACAAGCAAAGCCAAACACAACAATCCACACCCGATTCCAAGAAATCGGCTGGAGCAAAGTAAAGGAACTGAGAATGATAGAATCAGAAGTTACCCCCGATATGGAAGTAAAGGGCACTACTGCGTCAGAACCAGTGAACGAGGATGTAACAAATCCTCTTGAGGGTTTTTTTAGAGCTAACGGTCTTGAAGAAGAGCAACCATCAAATGACCCATTCAATACGAATGAAATATCACCCGATGTACCTGCTCAAGAGCAAGTTCAACAAGCTCAACAAGAAACTCAGGATAACGATGAAAAGCGTTATCAATATTGGCAAAGTGAGGCTGATAAAGCTCGTAATGAAAATGCACATATGGCACAACGCCTACAAGCATTAGAACAACAAGCCCAAGCACCTCAGCCAACAGTAGAAAACGAAGTAGAAGAAGACAGACAGTTTCCACCTCCACCAATGAAACCTTCAAAGCCTAGAGGCTTTAATAGGGGTGAAGCGGTAGAGGATACTACTTCTGAGTCTGCAAAGTACCTCGATGATGTAGAAGAATGGCGAGATGAGATGGATGATTATAACAGACTACAATCTGAATATAATCTAGCATTAGTAGAAGAGGAGAAGCAGAAAATTGTAGAAGAAAGAAACGAGATACTAAGGCAACAAGCTGAAAGTCAAAACAGACAGCAACAAATGAGTGGAATACAGAATCATTTGAGGGCAAATTATCAAGCTAGTGACCAAGAGATAGCACAATTCGTAGAGATTATGGATAAACCTGAATCTGTTACTATTGATAACTTGTTTAAATTGTATAGAATGGAGTCTGGTAATCAGACTGTATCTAGACAAGCACCTCTAACTGAAACTGCTCCAAATGAATCATTTCAGCAGATGCAGAGAGCACAGCAAGTTCCAGCTAGTATGGGAGTTCTACCTTCATCGGGCAATACTCAGGGTAGTGCAGAAGACAATATGATGGATTCTATGATTAGCAATTACAAAAAACAGAACCCTTGGGGTTCGTAAAAGGAGAAACTAGACTATGGCAAATGTATTTAGTCATAAAACAGGTGTAACTCCGGGTGGCGTGTCGATTGACGACAACCGCCGGATTTATAACTTTGGCGAAAGAGTCGCTGAGTTAGCACCTCAACAGTCTCCGTTCTTTGTATATCTAAGCAAAATGGCTAAAGAAGCTACTGATGACCCAGTATTCAAGTTCCTTGAACAGCGTCATCAATGGCAACGTAGAGATTTTGAATTAAAAACTGCTATAAGTACACAGGTCACTAAAGGTAGTGATTCTGCTGAACTTAAAATGGTTTGTGGATATGACAAATTCGGAGTAGAAACAGCGGCAAGTGCCGCACCACAATTCTTTGTAAAGAACCAAGTTGTTAGAATTGGTGGCAAAGCGTGGAAAATCAAATCAATCGAGAATGTAGGTACTGGATTAAACGCAACTTATGTGGCTGGTACAGTTGGCACTTACTCATCAGTTAAACTAACAGCACTAGAAGATTCTGGTACTTTAGCGGCTGGTGTAAAGGGTCAGATAATCGGTAGTGCGTATGGTGAAGCAACAGTTGACCCAGACGGATGGAAAGATGAACTCTACACTAGAGAAGGTTACTGTCAGATTTTTAAAACTGGCATTCAGCTTTTCTCAGGTACAGCTCTAGCGACTCGTTACAGAGGTCGTCCAGATGAGTATCGTAGAGTATGGTCTAGTAAGTTAATGGAACATAAGATGGACATTGAACACGCTATGTTGTTTGGTGTTGGTGCCGCTGATGAATCAGCCTCTGTTGGTCCTATTCGTTACTCACACGGAATTGTGCCTTATACTTTAGCTAATGGAAAGAACTATGCTTTCTCTTATGCTAATAGTACTTATGACACATTCATCGATTCAATGAAGGACTTCTTTGCTCCAGAAACTGGAAACAGTGGAGACAAGTTGGTTCTTTGTTCTCGTACAATCTTAGCTTGGTTACAAAAGCTAGGGGCTAATGGATTCTTGAAGAACACTGTAACTTCTAGCTCTTATAAGTTAGATGTTCAGAATATTCAGGGTGCATTTGGGCATCAGGTAACAAAGGTAAATACCATTTTTGGTAACTTACACTTTATTGCTGAGCCATTGTTTAGAGGGCAAGACGATAATATTGCAGTAGCTATTGATATGGCTAATGTAAAATATCGTCCATTGGCTGGTAATGGTATCTCAAGAGATACACACATTATCACTAATGTGCAGGATAACAATATGGATGGAAGGAAAGACATCGTAATGACCGAAGCTGGTCTTGAGATATCTCTTCCTGAGACTCACGCCTTAATGACCTTTGGAACTTAAGCGTAGGTAAGTTAAAATGGGGGGTCTTCGGACCCCCTATTAAAAGGATAATATGTCATTAACAAGTAAAGTACAAAATTATACAAATAGCACATCTTCAGAGAATATATCAGATGCGTTAAATAGAGCTGTTGATTATTCAATATCTATTGTAGCTCAAGTAAATCCGGGATTACTACCTGCTTTTTCTAATGTACAGATTATAGTTAATAATACAACCTCTCTTGGTTATGATTATTATTCAGGAAACAAGACATACCATTTATTAAAAGTTGAAAGAGCGGATGGCGAAGATACTTATAGACACTGTCAGCCAGTTCCAGACTCACAAGCAAGAGACGCTTTTAATACAAATAGCATTTATTATGCATTGCCTGATAATCCTGTTTATTGGATAAGCGATGAAAATAGTTTATTTATGGCACCGTTAGCTACTGCTCAAGCCAAAAAAGGTTTTAAAATAACAACAGTTCCAGATTTTAGCGGAAGAACTATAAATGATGGTGCTGAAACAATTACTCAGTTTCCAAAAAATTTCAATGAGTTAGTCATACTTCATTCAGCAGAATTAATACTAGTAGAAAGACTTGCAGATTTTAGAACAAAGTTACCAACAGATTTAGATGCAGATACTACTTTGTTTGACCAAATAGCAGATGTGTCTGCGAGTATTAGTTATACTTTTCCATCTGCTGATTTTCAAGATGCAATAGATAAATCTAAAAATTTAATAAGTGGAACTACTATGGGTGGAGATACTGAGCCAGAAAGTGCACAGTATTGGTTAGCTGATGAAGATGAAGATATGACAGCCTCTACACTACAAGTTGCTTCTCAAGAGTTACAAAGAGCCAATTCTATTTTAGGAGAGTTTAACGCAGAACTAGGTGCTCAATCTGCTCAAAAGCAACAAGTCTTGGCTGAGTTCCAAGCTAATCTCCAAAAGAAAATGGGATTATATGATAAAATTATTCAAAAAATTACAGTAGATTATCAATGGACACAGGGTCAATTACAACTTATTGGTGCAAAAAAACAAGAGTTTATACAAGTTAACATTGGAAGTGCTGGTATAAAAGACGACCCTAAGGAAACTAAAGCTATATGAAGTTAAAAGAAATGATAGAAAGAGTCCAACAACATCATCCAAGTATGGGGCAAGTTGAGATAATAAGATATTTAAATGATGCCGCTAATGATATGGGTTTTAGAACAGAGATTATAGAGTCTATGGATACATTTAGCACAGTTGAGAATCAAAGAGTATACCCACTTAAAAAACATATTATTAAAGTAAAGGGTGTAGATTATGATAATAAGACTATTAAGAAATTAATAGGCAGACCCACTGAAAGGGATGTTACATAATGGAAAGACAAAATTTAAACATTAGCCAGAACTTATGGTGGACAGAAAGAGATTCTGTTCTTATTGCTTATTATGATTCTAGTACAGGAAAGTTTAGCTCTCCAAGAGAAGTTAAACAAATCAATTTACTTTACATACAGAGACCAGATAAGTTTTTAGTACCCGGAGAAACTCCAGAAAGAGATGGATTTACTACAGCAAGTACAAGTGCAGTTACAGGTGCTTATCTAGGAACAGAGTTAGCTGGTAGTGATTCAGTGCCAACTATGCAAGAATCTCAGTATTTAAATCAAGAATCAGAGATACCAGAGCAATTCCACGAATCCTTGGTAAATCGTGTGATAGCAAACGGATATGAAAGAAAGGTTGAAACATTAGCACTATCAAATCATTATATGACTAAATATGAAGTTGGTATTAAAAAGGCTAAGGCTTATGCCTTTAGAGGGAGAGATGGTTCTAGGCAAACAATACAACCAATGGATTTTTAAATGGGCGTTAAATTTAGCGATATAAATACAGCTTTTGACACTATAGCATTTTCTTTTAATAATATTTTACTTGGTCTGTTTGTAAAAGGAACGCCAACAGTTAGGGTTATAAATGCAATTCCTACTGCATCTACAAGAGTTGCTAAATCAGCTCCACCAGTTTTTAATAGAGTTAATGAATCAACAGCACCAGTTTACACGAGGGTAATATAATGGCAGGAAGTTTATCAAGTCCTAATTTAGTAAAGGATGTATATACTAAGCTTGTATGGTATAATACAAGTGATGGTAAAATGTATAGAGACAATGGTACTTCTGACGTAGAAGTATTACCTGATTTAGTATCTGGAAATATTTTAAAACATCAAACAAGTAGTTCTGTATCATCAGGAGACTTGTTTCAAATCTTAAATAATAGCACAGAAGTGTTCTCTGTAGATTATCAGGGAGCAGTGCATTTGAAACCAAGAACATCGGCACCAGCAGACAACTCCGAAGGAACTCTTTATTATGATAGTTCTCAAGGGTCCTTATTGGTATCAGTCGAAGTATAGGAGAATAACACTATGGCTAAAGAGTGGAAAAAAATCCAGCGGTCTGATGAGGACTATACTGGTAAAGTTACAGGTACTATAGATGGAACATCTGTAGCGGACATTAAAACAGGAGCGGCGGCAGGAGTAGCTGTAAAAGTAATTACAGATGATGCCTTCGATAGTAATAAAAAATTAAAAGTATCTAATGCGGCTGATGGATTAAAGAATGCTAATACGACAGCAACAGATGTTGGCTTAGAAAATGTAGCAAACGAAAATCCGGCTACATTAAAAGCTACAATGTCATTAAATAATGTTGAGAATAAAGACCAAGCAACAATATTAGGCGGTGCTTTTACAGGTACTATTGGCGGTACATCGGCAACAGACATTAAATCGGGAGCTGCCGCAGGTGCAACTGCTAACCAAGATGACACAGCTACAATATTAGGTGGAAACTTAACTGGTAGTATTAATGGAACAACTGGCTCTACTGTTGTAAGTAATGCCGCAGATGGTGCATTAATAAAACCAGCTTTTGACACATCGGGTTCAAGCCCAATAATCAAAGCAGATAACGCTCCATCAACTTTAAAAAACGCTTCAGTTAGTATAAACTCTGATGGTACGTTGAGTGGTGCTGGTTCAGGTCAAGTAAGTGCTACTGGATTAGGAGCTATTAAAACTGACTTGGCAAACGCACCTACAACTATTGTAAATTCTAATACAACGGCTAGTGATGTAGGTCTAGACCAAGTAACAAACGAATCTAAAACAACTATGTTTTCATCTCCAACTTTTAGTGGCACAGTAGCAGGTGTAAGTAAAGCTCACGTTGGACTAAGTGCTGTTGATAATACAGCGGATAGTGCTAAACCAGTATCGACTGCACAAGCAACTTCAATAGCAACAAAAGCACCTACAGCAAATCCTACTTTTACAGGAACTGTAGCTGGGGTTTCTTCAACTCACGTTGGTTTAGGAAATGTTGTTAACCAAGCGATTACAGTAGCATCTGGTAAGATTAAATTTGACGGAACGTCTCAAACTATTGATGCTGATAAACTTGGAGGTAAAACATCAGGTGAAACTGAAACTTCTGCCGCATCTACAGCAGAAAGCAATATTCTTGATGGTGCACCAGCAGGGTTACGAACACTGAATGAACTAGCCGCCGCATTAAATGACGATGCTAGTTTCAATACAACCGTAACTAATAGCATAGCAACTAAAGGTCCAGCACCTCTTACGCTAACAGCAGAAGATGTAGATGGAGACGCAACCTTTTCAAGTTCAGCAAATACTCCAGCAAATCTAGTAGTAGGTCAAGTGGGGATATTTGGTGGTAATCAATATGTAGTTGTAGACGTTTAGGAGTAAAAAATGGCTAAGAAAGTAATAAAATCTTTTGCTCTAAAAGACCTGAAATGTTCTTTACCCGACAGTGGTCAGTTTCCTGAAAAGGAGACTGGCACTTCAGGTAAGGAGTATGTAGGGTTACCGCCTTATGAATACGAACCTTTGAAAAAATCTTTACAAGACAAAGGTTATAAACCTGAAGACTATGACTATATTGTAGCTACATCAGATGGTAAAGTTTTATGGGGTGGTAGAAGAGTATGGTTGATGCAAAAAGATATGGGGCTAGACCAAGACCAAATGATTGATTGTGAAATATGGGAAAAACAAGATTGGTTAGATGAATTAAAAAAAGCAATGACAGCTAATGTTAATCCAAACTTATTTCGTACAAGAGATAAAGATGGTAAAAAAGTTATGCCAACTGCTAAATTAACTATGGGACCAGACCACAAAGGATACCAGAACTTAAGGAAATATCAAAAGAATATGACGATGCCTTACAACCTTGATGATTTTGTGTTGTCAAATGGTCTAACACTAAAAGAACAAAGAGAGTTAAACGATAAATGAGTTTCTGGGATGATGCAAAATCAAAATTAAAACCGGCGAAAGCCAATGAAGAAGTAGTAGACTTACAACAAAAACTATCAAAGTTAGAACTTTCTGACATAAATTATATTTATGATATGATGTTGAATGGAAACTATAGGGGTAGAGAAATAGAACAAGCAACAACGACTTATTTAAAAGTTAAGTTTATTAAAGCTATGCTAGAACAAGGAGATAGTAATGGAAAAGAAGAAGTTGAAAGTAGTTAAATGTACCACACAAGAACTTGAAGGTATCTGCACACTAATATCAGGTATTGAAGTTAAAGTAGGTGAAGGTGCTTGGGTATATGAAATGCACAAAAAATTTACAAAAGCATTTGAAGAGGCGGCTAAAACTGACCCTGATTATGAATTACAAGAAGTAGACAATGGCTAAACAATGGAAACAAGTACAAAGAGCTGACTCTGATTTTGCTGGTAACGTAACTGGTAAAGTCAATAATGTTGTTGTTAGTAATGTATACACTACTAGCAACAAACCTAGTAAAACAGATGTAGGTCTTGGCAATGTAACCAATGAATCAAAAAGTACTATGTTTGCTAATCCTACATTTACAGGTACGCCAAGCGGTATAACTAAAAGTCACGTAGGTTTAAGTGCTGTAGAGAATTTTAGTAAAGCAAGTATATTAGGTGGTACCTTTACTGGCGATATAGGCGGTACAAGTGCGGCTGATATTAAGGCTAAAGCTGTAGCTGGAGAAGCGGCTAAAAGTGCTGTAGATGGTAGCACAGCTATTACTATGGTAGGTGGTTCATTAAGTATTGGTACTGCTTCAGGTGGAGTATATCCTTTTTCAGTAGATACTTCTGGTAATTTAAAAATTAAAAATGATGAGTTCCAAGCATTAGCAGATGGTACTGTTAACTGTAAAGGTAGCTTTACTATTAATCAAGATTCTAGTAGTAATTCAAAAATACTTTTATCAGGTTCAGGTAATGGTACTGCTGAAGTAGAAGTACAGGGTGCTAATCCTACATTCGACCTTGGTGGAAGTAGTCCACTTGGTACATCTACTTTATATATTAAAAGAGGTGGAACAAACAACCAAGCTAGAATAAACTTTAGAACAGGAACTGGGGCTACAACATTTGCTATAGGTAACTCTAATAATAGCGGTATAAACGACCAATTTGCTATAGCTACTAGGTCATTATGGAGTAGTGGAACTGCACCTGAAAGAGCTTTATCTTTTGATGCAGATGGTAAAATAGGTATGTATTCTAATAGTAAGACTGTTGCAGGATTTACATTTGGTAGCGATGGTACTAATAAACACGTTTATGTTAAAAGTGGTGGCTTAGGAGTTGGTACTACTTCTTTCGTAAACGGAGGAATAACTAATGGAAGCGGTGGAATAACTACAGACGGAGATATGTTTGTTGGTTCAAACTTAACTGTAGATGGTGGAGATGCTACATTTTATAATGATGTAGGTGTTCAAGGAAATCTAGACGCACAAACATATAGTGGTAACGGTTCTGGATTATCAAATATTGTACCAGCTAATAACTCTGTAACTCTCGCAAAAATGGCAGATAATTCAGTTAGGGTTGCTGAGTTAGATACAAATAATACTCCAGCTTCTGGACAGCAGTTAACTTATATTCCATCAGGAACAGGGTTATCTTGGATAAATCCAGTTGATGTATGTAATTGGCAATGGAATGCAAGATGGTATACTAGATATAATGATTATTTTTACCCTAATAGTAGTTATGGTATGAACGAGCCAAACTGGTCTACTAGTTCATCTAGTGCTAAGACTACTTGGTTAGCATATCATATGCCACCTTTTGTTGCTCCATTTGCTTTTACACTTACAGAATGTTTTCTTCGTGGTGCACCAACTAGTGGTCAGACCTTTGAGCTTATATTAAAGAAAGGAACTCCTAGCTGGGCTAATAGTTCTTCAGCTACTACTATTGCAAATATAACTAGTGGCAGTAGCTTAGAAACATTATATTGTACACAAAGTAGAAAAAATGAATTAGGGCAACAGGCTTTAAGTGTAAGTGTAGCTAAGGGAGATATACTTGTTCCTCAATTAAGAAGGGTAACAGGCAACAGCTCGACTTATATTTATTTTCAAGGAGTTTTTAACATAGTGGGACATAGGACAATATAATGGCAAGACCAAAGAAATTTTCAACCCACAGAGGAAAAACTTTAGAAACAAAAACCGATACTGAGTTTGAAGCAAGGCAAGATGAATTAGACGATATTTACAACAACGCAAATGACGGTACAGGTGCTCACGATACTGAGGAAGTAGCTATGATAAAAAAGCTATTTGTAAAGTGTGATGAGATTATTGATGATGTAGATACTATATCATTAACAGCAGGTCCCAAAGGTGACAAAGGCGATACAGGTTCAGCAGGAGCTAAAGGAAGCACAGGTTCTCAAGGTCCAGCAGGACCAGCAGGTGCCGTAGGTGCTAAAGGTTTAACTGGAAGTGCTGGTAGTAACGGCACTAACGGAAGCAATGGAGCTAAAGGCGATAAAGGTGACACAGGTGCTCAAGGTCCTACAGGTCCTAAAGGCAGTACTGGTTCAGCTGGAGCGGTTGGAGCTAAAGGCTCAACTGGTAGTGCGGGAAGTAATGGAACTGACGGAAGTGATGGTGCTAAAGGGGACACAGGAAGTACTGGAAGTCAAGGACCGAAAGGTGACACTGGTTCAGCTGGGGCTAAAGGTGACCCCGGTAATGATGGTAGTGATGGAGCTACTGGAGCAAGAGGTGCTACAGGTGCTACAGGTAATGCTGGGACAAATGGCTCAGCTGGTGCGAAAGGCGATACTGGCTCTACAGGTCCACAAGGACCAAAAGGCGACACTGGCTCGGCAGGAAGTAATGGAACCAATGGTTCAGCTGGAGCTAAGGGCGATAAGGGAGACACTGGGGATACTGGACCCACAGGACCCGCAGGAAGTGCTGGAGCAAAAGGAGATAAGGGTGACACTGGAGATACTGGTGCCGCTGGAAGTAACGGGACTAATGGTTCGGCAGGTGCTAAAGGTGATAAAGGAGATACCGGAAATACTGGAGCAACTGGTCCTCAAGGAGGAACAGGAGCTACTGGGGGAGTAGGACCTAAGGGTGATACTGGTAATGCAGGGGCAGATGGAACCAATGGAAGTAATGGTTCAGCCGGAGCAACAGGAGCACAGGGACCAAAAGGAGATACTGGAAGTGCAGGTGCTACGGGTGCTCAAGGTGCAACTGGTGCAACAGGAGCCGCAGGTTCAAATGCCGCTGTTTCAGGATATGATGGAACCGTAACTGTTGTTTATAACAGTAAAGGGCAAACAAAAGACTTAACATTTAAAAGCGGTTTATTAAAAAGCGTAAAATAAAGGAATACTTATGTTAAAACCAGAATTAGAAAAATTTAGAGAAGACGCTATAAAAGAAGCCAAGAAAGGCATAGACTTATTATATCCAAAAAGCTATGGCGATATATTTGTAGACGATTATAATAAAGTGCTAAACATACTGAGGGAGATAGCCGGAATACCGGAGCCTAAGGAAGGTGAGTAAATCCAACCTTGCGAGGTCGTACAAGGTGGATAGGATTGACGATAACTTCAGTGTACATCTTAACATTAAGTGGCTTATTCAGTTGCTTATGCTTACAGCTACACTTGTTTATACGTACGTTAACATTACGACACAACTTGGTAATTCTTCAAGAGAATTGGAGGAACTTAATATAAGAATAAGTAAATTAGAACAGAAGCACGAGGCAGAAATTCAAGAAATTGAACAGTGGTATAAGCAATCACTTGAACTAAACCCATTAAAATGGGGTAAGAAGCGTAAATAAAACGAGGCAATATGGATTTTTTAGCGGTATATTCAGAAGCAGGGATGATAGGCGTAGTCGGAGCTATGTTTGTTTATATGGTATTTAGTATGAATAAAAGAGCAACTGAACAAGCTGAAGCACTCGAAGCTTTAAAAATTGAAAACAGAGGTCAAAGCGAAACTCTTGAAAATATGGAAGGTATGATTATTAAACTTATAGCTAGGTGGAATAAGTCTGATGACAAGCTTGATAGAAAGTTTGATGCTATGACAAAAGAAATTAACGATGCAGATAATCAACTATCTGAAATAAAAGGCTCTTTATCAAGGGTAAATGGAAAACACTAATGGATAGCTTAAAGGTAACTGGGATGACAACAGGTTTAGGGTTTGTATACTGGACAGATGTATTGTCTGGTATATTAATGTGCGGAATGTTTGCAATACAAATTTATTATTTATATTTAAAAACAAAGAGAATCAAGGAGAGTAAATGATGGACATAAAAGGAATGATGTTAGAGTTAGCTGAGAAACAAGCTGACGCTATGAAAGATAAAATGATGGATGAGTTGGGAAGTGAAGATATGGCTTCTAAAATTGCAACTGCCATTAATAAAAAGATTGATATACCTTTCGTATCAGAAGACAAAGAACAGATTTTTTTTGAGAAATGTGTTGATGTAGTTACTGATATTATTGAAGGTATGTTTAAAAAATAAATGTCAGAAGCGTGGACTAGAAAAGAAGGTAAATCTGAAAGTGGTGGATTAAACGCCAAGGGAAGAGCTTCTTATAAAAAAGGTAATCTAAAAGCACCTGTGACTAAAAAGAATCCTAAAGGCAAAGCTAAGGCAAGAAGAGCTAGTTTTTGTGCTAGGATGTGTGGAATGAAAAAAAGATTAACAAGTGCTAAGACAGCTAGGGACCCTAATTCTAGAATAAATAAAGCTCTGCGTAAGTGGAGATGCAAATGCAAATAACAAAGTTTGATGATGCCGTAAAGATAATATTAAAACACGAAGGTGGATATGTAAACGACCCAGTTGACCCGGGTGGTGAAACTAAATACGGGATAAGTAAAAAAGCTTATCCTTTTCTTAATATTAAAGACCTTACAGAAAAAGACGCATCTGATATTTACTTTAAAGATTACTGGTTAAAAGCTAAAGTATCTAAAGTACCTGAAGAATTACGAATGATTTATTTTGATATGGTAGTTAATATGGGTAAGTCAAGAGCTGTAAAGATACTACAAGAAGCTATTAGTGCTAAAGGCGTTAAAACAGATGTAGACGGCGGTATTGGACCAAAGACTATAAGTAACGCCCTTAAATCAGGTTTAGAACCAGAAAGGTTACGTAGCTATAGAGTAAAGTATTATGCAGACTTGGTAAATAGAAAACAAAAATTAGGTAAATATTGGTATGGTTGGTATAGAAGAGCAACGTCTGTCTAGTAAGAAAACACCAAAAAAGATTTTTGATAATTTAGAGTTCAGAGGAACTAAACGATTTAAACAAGCTCCTGAAGAATGTAATTGCTGTGGTTACACAGATATTGTAGGGATAGAGTTAATTGGAGCTAAGAAAGGTGTCTTATATTGGGAGTGTACCCGATGTGAAGAAAGATACTTAAAATACACAAAAGTTACAACAATGAAGTACTTAAAAATAGCATCCGAGTTATGGATAGATTTAGGAGGTCTAGAAAACATATGCGAAGAATTACCAAATTGAATGAAGCAGTTGTCAAAAGAGGAATTATTACACCAGATAAACACTTTCCTCTCCACGACCAACCAGCAATTAATGTTGTTTGTGAAGCGATTAGAAGAGTTAAGCCTGATTTCTATGTGGATTTGGGAGACACGGGAGAGTGGGGTTCAGTCAGCCATTTCCAGTGGAAGAAAAAAAAGCGTCCTCCATTGGAGTACCAATTACCGAGGGTGTATGAAGATATTAAGAATGTTAATAAAGGTATGGACCAAATTGATGAAGCACTTGATTACGCTAACTGTAATGAGAGATATTTCTTGGAAGGAAACCACGAACAATGGTTAAACAGCTTCTCAGAAGAGAATCCGTATCTTCAAGGTCTTTCCGTAAAAGAAGCTTTACTCTTAGAAAAAAGAGGATACGAGTATTATCAAAACGGAAAATACTTAAAGATAGGTCATCTTCATTACTACCACGGGAATCATTACGCAGGAATTGCTCACGCAAGGAATCATCTTACAAGATTAGGGTGCAACGTAATGTACGGACACCATCACGATTTACAGATGGCGAGTGTTACTCACGTTGACGGACCTAAATCAGCTTGGAGTATTGGATGTTTAAAGGATATGTCAGATGAAGCTAATGGATGGCTTGGTAATAGAAAAACTAATTGGCAACACGCTTTTGCAGTGGTTGATTACTATACAGACGATAGATTTACAGTTCACGTTGTTAATATATTGGATGGAGTTACATCACTCTGGGGCAAGACTATAGACGGAAATTAAATGCCTAAAAGAATATTTGAAATAAACACATTCCAAGCTGGGATAATATCAGACCCTCAAGACGAGCTAGACATACCATCTAGTGCGGCTTCTACAAGTTTAAATATAGACCCTTTAAACGATGGTGATTTAAAAGGTATCCCAGAAGTTCAATTATTGAAAGACACTGGATTTGAAAATCCTTTTTCTACTATTAGTTATACAAGAGGAAATTCTTATACTGTAGCAGAAAATCAAGTAGGACAATATAATGCCGCACCGCCAAACAATGAGAGTGGTTAAACAATGCCAGTAAGTCCTTGGAATAAAAAGTATTTTGAAGTTTACGGAACTTTTAGTGGTGCTAATGCTACTACTTTTGAAGTGTCAGTAACAGGTAGTGCTGGGTCAGAAGCTTGGAGATATAGAAGTAAAGAGACTGATGGTGGTGCTTATGGTTCTTATAGCTCTAGTACAACTATAGTTGTTAATACTGGCTATCAGTTAGGTTCAACTGGGGTATATGTTAAATTTACAAGAACAAATGCTACTTCTTATACAGGAGGAGATAGATGGACTTTTAGCACTAATGTAGATGTTAAGCTTGATGATAGCGTAGAGCAATTTGACCACATACAAACTATAGATATAGAAGATAATAGAAATCTTTTAGCTATTAGTTCTTCTACTGGTAGAGTTGCTACTATAGAAGATATTGACACTAGTGAACCTAAAGCTGTAGACACAGAATTAAGCATTGGTTCTATAACTCCCGGTCACATATTAGATTTTGAAAAAAAGAACAAAGAATTGTATATAGCTAAAGGAAGAGAATCAAATCCTCAGTTTTTAGGATATAGTAAGAATAATGGGTTTGAAGGTGTTGGTGATACAGAACTTAGGTCTAACCCTGCTATAGATGTTTTAGAGGGTGCTAACAACCCAAATACGGACGCATACGATATGTCTGTAGTTTTAAGAGGTGGTGGCGGTGCAAATACTCAAGATGCAAAAATAGCTGTTGGTATAAATAATGTTGCATCATCAGGTACAATTAAAAATGGAATTACAATACAAAATTTAATAGATGATAAATTATATGAATACGGAAGTTTAACAACCCCTATTGCAATTAAAAGATTTTATGGCAAGTTACACGGAGATTATTGTGATGGGTTTAGTGTATTAAGAAAGCCTGAATTAGGTGAAGACTATGTTGGCACTATTGATTTATGGAGTTTAAATACTGCATTAGGTGGAACCATTGGGCAACAGGCTAATATGTATGCTACTATACATTTAAAAAGACCTGACAATACTGATAAGATAATGGAATTTGGTGACTTTTACATAGTTCCTGAAACATCTGAATATGCAAAATGGTATATTGTATTATCTAAACATAGAAGTAGATGTAGAAATTTTAATGTTAACGATGGTCAAGGCTGGTTATTTAGAACATCAAGTATAACTACTGCTAATTTAACAGATGGTAAAGTAATTGATTCTGATGACTATGAAGATATTACCCCTAGTTTATTTGATGAAGCTGGTTCAGCTAGTGTTAAAAATGGAAATGAAATGTATTGGATGCAGAAAGTTACTCCAAATGGTAATGTAGGACCTATTACAGCACCCGGAGGAACTTCATATACAGCAGATATGCCTGACTTTGTTATGATACACGCAAGTCACTATACTGGTGGAAATATGACCCCTAAGATTACAGAGACCACTAACTATGGATGTATATCTTTTGCAGGATTTAATGCTACTGCTGGTAGTTATGGTAAATCTCCTATGCTGTCTTTTACTGGAAAAATAGGACCAAGTTTAGATAAAAGAGCTAATAGGAACTGGTATCAAGCCAATGCTTGTTTAGCAAGTGTTGCACAAAAACAAATAATTACTGGAGTATCGTATAATTGGGATGACCCTCTGGCACATAGTATGCCTCAATGGACTACAGATGCATTTGGACCTTTTATGTCTAACAATGCTGGTAACCATAATCAAATTAATTACAGACCTGTAAACTGGTGTACTTGGATGGTTGAAATAGATGACGGTAATACAGGTAGAAGTAAGTATAAATCTTTTCCACATATGTTAGATTGGAACGAGCAAGGTAATCTTGCAAAAAAATACAGAACATTTAAAGGTAGTCAAACATTTAGTATTCCTAATTGGGTAACTTCTATTGAAAATGAATCTGGTGAGGGAGAACAACAAAAGCAATCTGGCACTGTTGTAAATAAAGGTATTATTAAAATGGGATTAGTACCTTCAAAATCTCCCAACTTTGGTTATTCAGGTAGAATAATTTTTTCTACAATAGGCTCTAAAAGACATAGACACTTGTTAAGTTATGTTAGACCGGGCAATAGAGCTGTTTATACGTTTAGATTTGGTTTAGAAAGTTCTACTCCACAATCATTATCAGATGTACATAATCCAATGTTATTTCCAAACTCTTGGGATACTAGTAATGCTAGTGCACCAATCGATTTTCAATCTATGAATGCTTATACTTTATGGAATGAAGATGATACAGCTAGTGCTTTTCCTATAAGTTTTTACGATACTGCCGCTAAGTCTCTTTTACATAAAAGATACAGAAGCATTCCAACATTAGGTTCTGGTGGAGATGATAAACACGGATATAGACCTGCTGAACACGGAAACGTAACCCTAGATAATACTGGTGCTACTACTCAATGGTATCCTAAGGTTACTGATAAATTTCATATATTTGGAGTTAGGTATGGAGACAATGAACAGAAAGCTAGATACAGAGCATTGTTTACGGGAACAGCAGGATTTACAAATGAATACACTTCAAGCGTTTCTGAATTTGCAATAGCATCTCCTACTGAAAGTGGTACAGCTAATAGTTGGGCAGGTCCTACTATTACGAAAGCTTATTATAAGGCGTCTTTAATATACGATGGTTATCAAGAAACTCCATTGTTAAGCACTCCTAATTCATTCTATAAAAGTGGTGGTATTAATCAATCTCTTGATGTTGAGATAAAAATTAAAGATAGTTATCCTGTATCAGAGAGAGTAACTGGAGTTGCTTTATACAGAGCAAGTTCTGTTAACACTGCTGAACTTACTGACCCAGAATCTTTGTATAGATTTATAGCTGAAATACCATTATTCCAATTTAACCATAGTGAAGTTAATGGTCACCAAAGTTTTACTGTAAGAGATACTGGAGATGCTGAAGGAACTTATGAATCTATTAATGGACTTAGTGAGAATATATATGATTTAGGAGTTAATTACTCAGTAAACGCACAACAAAACGGTTATCACTTTATAGGTAATTGTAAACATTCTCAAATAGCTGATGCAGAAAATTATGTATTTAGGTCACAGCCCGGCAAGTTTGCAATATTTGATTGGACTAAAGATTTTATTGAATTACCATTTATACCTACAGCTTTAATTGGGTTTATGGGTAAGGTATATGCTTTTAGTAATAATCAATGTGCTATAATTAATCCAGAGAACTTGTTTATTGAAGATGTTATTGACGGCATTGGATGTATAAATAGTAAGTCTACTCTCGTAACTGACGCAGGTTTAATGTGGTGTGACTATAGAAATATATACTTATCTTCTCCTAAGATAAAGCCTATTGGTAATACTATACTAAATGTAGAAAATGATGGTTGGTTAAATTTAAGTATAGAAGAAAAAGAAGGCGTTAGGATTGGTTATGATTCTAAACGAAAAGCATTTTTATTATTTTATACTAGAGGAACAAATTATAGATGTTGGGCTTTTAGTACTCAAAAAGGACGATGGGACCTATTTGAAACACCTAACAAGGTGATGGATACAGCCCTCACGAAAGATGGTTCTACTATATTATTACTTGCTGATAATAAGTTGGCTAAGTTTCTTGCACATACGAGCATCCGGAAAGACTGGGAATGGAGCTCTAAAAAAATTGCTATGGGTAATACTATGGTAGATAAGAAAGTTAGGAACATCAAGATTGAGGGCGATTCCAAATCATTAACATCTTTGTATTATAAAATAGATGGTGATACAGCTTGGAAAAGCGGCGTAGATATATCTAATAAGTTTACTGGTGCTCAGAATAGAGCTATTACACTACAAACAGCTGACAAAAGTAAAAAACTTCATTGGATAAAATTAAAGATAGAAGGGGACAATACATCAGTAGGCTCTGACGCTAAGGTGTTTGCTACTTCTGTAATATATAAATCAAAGAGACCTAAATAATGGGAAAAATTAGAAGAAAGAATCCTAACATAAAAAAGACTGGCAATAGCGGTATAAACCATTATTCTACTGATGCAAATAGTTCAAGGGATTCAGAGTATCAAATAGACAAAACAATAGAAAAAACAACAACAACTAAGGAAGAATTGAGTGGACCTATAGGAACTATGAGAATTGTAGTCGATGGTGAACAACCCTTTTTAGAGGTAAAATCTAAAGAAGGATGGGTTCGGAGCGATAATACAAGTGCCTCTGGGTTTTCATTTAAAAAATAAGTATATTAAAAGGTGATATTATGGGAAATTGGTTATCAGATTGGGTAAATACAAGAAGCGGAGCTAATCTAAAGATAGATGCTGACGCTCAACAGGGTCGTTTTAATACAGCGATGGCTCCTGTTACAGAGGGTATGGCTGAAATGAAGGGCATTGTTAAACAACAAATGGACCCGAACTCAGCTTTAAATCAAAATGCTTTAGCAACTTCAAAAGAACAATCAGCAGATGATATTGCTGAAGCTAATAGATTAGCAGGTCGTAATGTTGCAATGGGTGGTGGCAATGCCACAGCCTCAGCTTTCCTTGGTGCAGATGCTTTAAATAATATGACAGGTAAAGTATACTCTGACTTTCAAAACAATATGAATAATAGAACTGAATCTGGTTTAGAAAGTTTAAGTGGTATATATTCTAATTTAGGTTCTATAGGACAAGCTGGATTCAATATGAAAGAATCAGCTTTAGCTAGTAACAAGATGGTAGACCGAAACTCAATGATAGCTAAGGGTAATATGCTTGGTGGAGCGTTAAAGATTGGTGGCGGTTTATTAAGTGGCAACCCAATGATGGCTCTTAGTGGTGCAGGTAGTATGTTGCAAGAAGGTGGACCAGTAGGATATAATACAGGTGGTCAAGTAGAAGACCCAGAAAACCCTAAGCCAGTAGGTAATGGTACTTCAGATGAAGACTCAATGTTAGCTTTAGCAATGCAACAAAGAACAGATGATAACAATTTTATGTGGAGGAAGAATGTCCAAGGTTATGAGCATAATCGAAGCGGAGAAAAGTTTAAAGGACTTGCTAAAGGAGCATTAGCTGGAGACCTTGCTGGTAGATTGTTAGGTACAGTTGTACCGGGAGCCCGGATTCCTGCCGCAATAGCCGGTGCACTATACGGAAGATATAAAGGTGGGAAGAATTTTGAAGAAAAACACGAAGATATTTTTAGTGCAGACGATAGAGCTAAAGTAAAAGAAATAAGAAAAAGAGGATTTAATGCTTATCAAGAAGGTGGTCAATACAGTCCACTGCCCGGTGATATAGTAGATGCTAAACTAGAACCCGGTGAATATGTATTAAATAGAAATGCAGTAAATACCATAGGTAAAGAAAATCTTGATGAGCTTAATGAACAAGTATCTCCTAGATTCCCTAAACAAAATCCTGATGATGACCGAAGTATAAAAATGAGAATGGGAGGATACCTATATGGCTAGTCCATTAGAAACTTATTTAAAAAAGACTAAACGAAACAATGCACTCATTAATGTAAGTAGAAGAGGTGACCAAGGTGGTGGCTCAGTTTATAATAAAGAGGACGAACGTTCAAGAATAGAATCAGAGTATCTTGCTAGTACAAAGATGCCCCAAGCACCAGAATTTAAAGTTACTAATAGTCCAGCAAGAGAAGCTCGAAGATATAGAGATGCCAATAGAGTTCAAGATGAAAAGATAGTATATGAAGCTAGTATAAGAAATCAATTTGACCAAGCTAAAGGAATAGGTGGAGATATTGGTTTAAAACAAATGCATCAGATAGGTATGAATACTAGAGATGGCGTTAGCATATTTGATAATATGTATAAAGGTGATGGAATGACGTTTAATGACCTTGCTCAAAATTTACCATCAGGTGGTAGTCCGCCTCCAATACCTAGGCTTAATGATACTCATAGTAATCAATTAGACCAAATGATAACTAATGGCGTTACTATGGATGATGTTAGAATGCAACCCGGTTTAGAAAATGCTATACAAAATGCATCAATGAAACAAAGACGACAGCTTGAATCAAATACTTATTCAGCTAATCAAGCTATAGATTTAGCTGACAGAACTCAAATGGAATCTGACGCAAGAGATAAAGCTTATAATGAAAAAAGAGCTATGGAAGAAGCCGCCTATAAAGATAAAATGATAACTGAAGGCGGTAAAGCATATTATGGTCCGGGAGTTGACCAAGATAAAATGAATCTACTTGCTAAAGATTTTGTTAAGTATGACGATGTCAAGCCTCTACATATGGTTTCAGCATTAATGGGTGACAAAGATGAGACTGGTGGATTGATGGGTATGTTAAATATGCGTAAGGTTTTAGCAAAAGAAGGAGCTAGTGAAAAACAGTTAGCTAAGTTTGATGACTGGGGTCATAGCTCAAGAATTAATAGAATGGAAAACAACAACCCTAATACTTTTTTAAACGCAGACCAATTAGCCGATAAGAGAAATAAAGAAGGTATTGAAGAGATAATGGCTGTTAAGAATGTTGAATTACCTGAGGGGAGTAAAGTAAAGCCTAGGAAAAAAAGTAAAGCTAGGGAACTATTATTAATGGCTCAGAGAGGTGGACAGAAGTTTGCTTCGGGTTTAACTACAAGTAAAGACGACTGGAGGCATAAAGTTAAAGAAGGTGGGTTTATAAGTAAACTTGGTGCAGGTAGTAAAGCAGTTTATGATAGATATTTTGGTGACGCTATTGCTTCTTCTAAGTATGATGACATAGCTGAAAACAATTTAGATTTAGATGGTGCACAGATTAAACACAGAAGAGACACACTGGGCGAAGGTGAAGCTAGTACTGGTGACGTAGCTGGTAAGTTTATTAGACAAGCGGCTGGAGACACAGTAAAAGGTGCAGGTTTAGCGGCTATGGGAGTTGCAGGAGCCCCAGTTGCATTAGCCAAAGGAGCAAAAGCACTGTATGACAAAGCGAATGAAGGCAAAGCTGATTATGAAGATTTAGCTGAAGGTAAGAAAAAGGGAAGCTTATTACAAAGACTTGGTAAAGGAATGACTTTTGCCGGTAATGCTGTAGATATAATGAATGCTGATAATCCATCTCTTGAATATGCAAATACTGATATGAAGTTTTATGATGGTAAAAGTGACGAGAAAATAAAGTCTATAGATATGAGTGAGGCTGGAGATGTTAATAAACCACCTGTTACAGAAACAACAGAAGAGGTAGATGCTAAAAACCCAGCTCTTGAAGGCTCTGCATTAGAAGAAACAAATGTTCAAGCTAAAGTAGATGCCGCTCAGAAAGATATACCTTCTCCAATGTTAACAGATGAAATGGATGCTATGACAAAACAAAAGTTAATGAAAGAAGCTGGTATAGACATAGGGACTAGTGGTCAAAATAATGATGGAGTTGATGGTGACTTTGGTCCTAAATCTCAAGCCGCTTGGAAACAATATACAAGTATGGTAGAAGGTGGAGATTATACTACAGGTGCTGATGGAAATATGGTGTATGATTTTAGTGGTGGTGAAGTAGATAACGAATCTGATATATCAAAAGCTTATAGTGCTGGATATAATCCAAATAACTTTCTTACTAGAGACCCGATTAATCCTGTACCTTTACATTTAGGGAAACAAGAGGGTGGCTTTATATCGAAGCTTATTAAAAATGGGAGAGCATACTAATGGCTGAAATTAAACAAACTAGAGTATCAGGCTATATGAATCCTATGATGCCTGAGAAAGACGAGGGCAGAGAAGCTATACAAAAAAGACAACTTGCAATGCAAGAAGCTGTAGCTAAGTATCAAATAGCTGGTATGAAAGAACAGCAAAGAGTACAAGGTGTTAATAAAAAAGCTAATGATTGGTTTGCTTCTAACTCTGATTCTTTATTCTCTCAAACTTCAAATCCATTAGACTCTGGTACATTAAATTTTAGTGACCCTGAAAAAATATCAGCAATGTATAAGCAATATAGAGAAGAAGTCGGAGGAAACTACGATACCTTTCAAGAATATGTTAAAATGGGTCAGGCTAATGAGATAAAGAATAATCGAAGACAGCTTGATATAATGATTGATGAATACGATAGTCCAGAGAAAGCTAAAAAAGCTATAAACAAACAGCTTCAAGGTATGAGCGAAGGAGATAGAAACAAACTATTTTCTATGCTTGATGAGGAATCTTATTCTAGGCTAAATGAAATTTACGATACGAGTGCAGGTGGGTTTTGGGACACTGTAATGGACAACAAGTTAGCAGTAGGAGTCGGAGTAGGGACTACTGCATATGCTGGATATAGATTATTAAAAGGTAGAGGTGGTGCAAATATCCTTGATGATATTGCTAAAGCTGGTAAAAAAGCTGGAAAAAAAGGTGGTAAGAGAAGCTCTAAGGCAATTAAAAAAGAAATGTTACAATTAGGTCCGGGAGCAAAGCGATTAGGACCCGGAGCAAAGCAGTTAGTAGGAAGAACTAATGACCCTAACACTATATACGCAGGTGGAAAAAGAGTTCCATTAATAGGTGGTAAAGTAGGTGGTCCTAAAACTGCACAAGATATAGCAAAGGAAGCTCAAATAAAACAAGGTAGAGGTGTCCCAAGAGAATCAAAAATTAAATTCGATAGTAAAAAAATACAAGACGCAGAGTTTGACGATATAAAATTAAAATCTAAACAAGTTGTTCCTGATAATAAAATATCCGCTGAGATGAAAATGGTTGGTGAAAAAATGAGGTCAGGTCAAATATCAAAACTTGAAGCTAAATCTTACAGAGAAGCTATAGAAAACTTACAAAAGGCAGGAACTCCACTTACTAAAGGTGCTATAGTTGAGTCTTTGAAATCTAGACCCGGAGGTGTTAGATTCTTAGAGAAGATAGCTAATAAAGAAATAGGTTGGAAAGGCACTATAGGAGCTGGATTAGCAGGTGCTTACATAGGTGGCGGCATTATGTCGAAAGGTGCTGAAGCTTTAGGCTTTGGTGAAAAAGGACAGAAAGTTGGTGAGGCAATTGGTAGCACAGGTGGAGCAATAGGAAGTCCCGGAGCTATTAAAGGACTACAACAAATAGTAAAACAGCAAGGTCCTAAAGCTATATACGACAAACTCCTAAAGAAAAAGGGAGCTAAGTGGGTAGCTAGAAAAGTTGCTACTGGTGCATTAAAAGGTTTATTAGGAGGCAGTGGTATTGGAACTGCTGTAGGTGTAGGCTTACTTGCATTAGACGCAATGGAAATTTATAATATTTTAAAAGAAGATTAAAATATGGCACAAGAAGGTTTGTTTGAACCTAAAGCCACGAAGGAACAAACTAGGGAATCAGTAACGAAATATAGGTTACGCCCTGAGCTTTGGGATGGCAATGAGAAAGAGATAGAAAATCTCAAAAGACACGCAGAACATCATAGGATACCCTTTTCTCGTAGTAACCAACATCAAGACAGTTTTCTTTCAGGCGTATTAAAGAACTATGGTAGAGGTGTTATGGAGGGCTATACAGCTAACATAGCACAATTCGATGACCAACCAGATACTGTAAGTGAAAAAGTAGCTAGACAGCTTGGTTCTCTATCAGGATTCCTTGGTAAATTACCGGGAGGTAAGTTTAGTAAAACTATTAGAGCTATTAACGCTGTAACAGCAGGAAGGTCTTTACCTTTAGCTGGAGCAAACGCTGTTACCAAGTTTGTTAGTAAAACAGGTAAACCCATTATACGGGATATGCCTAATGTTAGAAAATTATTCCAAGAAGAAAATTTAGCTGGTGACGTATTAAAGGGAGCATTTCATTTAGGAACTGCTAGTGCTATATCTGATTGGAGAGGTGTAGTAGATGAAGGTATGCCTAGACTTATAGACGCATTTAAACAAGGTGGTATTTGGGGTGGTGGCTTTAGAGCTATAGGTAATATGAAAGGCTTTGGTAAAAGATTACAACCTCATCAAGTAGACTCAGGAACTATGATGCCTATAATGAGCAAGTTAGAACCCGGTCAAAAGTTTGATGCTATATTAAAAGCTGGTACTATGGGTGCAATACAAGGTGGATACGCAACAAGTTTAGACTTACCATTAGAAGAACAAGTATATGAATATGTAATGGGTGCTTACTTTGGTTTTAACGAGACTCCACTTCAATTAAGAATATCAAAGAAAGCTATTGCCGAAACTATATCTAAGAAATACGAAGACCCTACTGGATTACCTGACCCAGAGATGCATCCGAAATGGGATACTTGGACTAATGAAGCACAGAAATATATAAAAAGAGATTTTAAAGAATTTTTTGGTGAAAAAGAAGATGTAAGAAGAGCTACTTATAAATTATACAAAAGAAGTTTAGCTAATGGCGGTGTAAATGAAAAAGATATTATTGAAGAAATGGAGTCAATGGTAGCTAAAAATCTTGAGGGAACTGAATTTGCACCTGATGGTAAAGTAATTAAACCTATTAGTAAAGGTGATATCAAAAGAGTACAAGATATTATAAAAGACAATCCTAATAAAGAAGAATATCAAGACCTTGATATGCACATCAATGAGATATCTAAGTTACCGGGGAAAATATCTGGTCAGGGTGGATTTGTTGATAGATATATAATGCCTAATATAGATGGTGGTAACACAGCAGATAGGTTAGTTGAGTCTTTAAAAATTAATAAACAGTGGGATAGTTTACATCAAATAGTTAAAGGCGTTAATATGCCTAGAAAAGGTGCTGTAGACGTTATGTATGACTATCTAAAGAAAGAATATAAACGTACTGAGCTGTCACAACCCGAAATGGATTGGTGGAGAAACTGGGCTGAACAAACTAGAAAAAAGAAACTTGTATTACAAACATATTTTGCTGATGGTAAAGTTGCTTATGTAGACAAGGGAGTTAATATACTTGGTAATAAAAAAGAATTAGTATTTGAACCGCCTTTAATGGAGCAAGTATATCAACAGTTAGGTGGTGAAGGTAATTTTTATGCTATATCTGACCACTTTGTTAGGAAAGGTAAAGAATATAAGCTTAACGATGTAAATAAATTACAGGATGATTTATATAGAGAGAAAGGTGGTAGAAAGAAAAAAGCTGAGAACATTATAAAACAAATAAAAACCAAAATGTTAATAGAGATGGATAAAGAAGGTTACCATTATGTTGGTGGTCGTGGCGATAAAAAAGCTATGTACTTTGTTAAAAAGAATCCACAAGTAAGAGGTAGTGTTCAAGAGAATATGCTACAAATAAAGAAAGCTTTTGTAGATGCTGGTATGGATGCTGAAAGATTTGACAACCTTAGAAATTATAGTAAAAGACAATTTTGGTCTAAGAATAGAACTTTACGTCAAGATTATTATGATGAGGCTTTTATAAGCAATATACATTACGATGTTTATAATAATTTTGGAGCCACTGTAAAAGACTTTAACAAAGCCTTGGTTCAAATGTTAAGTAATAAAGGTTATGTTAGTGACTCTAAGGCATATAATAAAAGAGCACAGATTTGGTTTAATACTGGAATGAGTACTAATGATGTTGTTGCTAGAAAGTATTTAAAAAAGTATGCAAAAAGATATAAAGAACAAATAGAAGCTTTAGATTTCTTTGGGAGCGATGGAAACTTAAGAGCTCGTGGTCAGTTTTGGAATGATGATGTAAAAAATTCAAAGAGCAAAAAGGTGCTTCGTAAAAACTCTGAAAGACCTGAATCTTTTGATGGTGGTATACCTGCACTTCCAGAGTTTGTATACGCTTTAAACAAGGCTAATGGAATAACTAATGAAGGTGCGGTTAATAAATCTTTTATTGTATCTCCTAATGGAAGACACGGAGCATTACTAGGAAAGTATATGTTTTTTGAAGCTACTCCTGAAATGGCGGCTTCAATGAGAAAGGATGGCATACATTTCATTGCACCTAAGTCTGCTATAAAACAATTTGGCACACGAAGATATGGTGATGTTGTTGAAGCTGGAATTAAAGATGGATATACTAAACAAGATTTTGAAAATGAAGTAAATGCTATGGGGTTAAAACATAAGAGACATCCATCGGACCCTGATAGAATAGGTGAAGTTTTTATACCAACAGATTTGCAAAGACAGGGCTATGGCACAAGGTTTTTAAAAGCTTTTGAAAGGTATAGAGCAAACGAAGGGGCTACTCAAGTAAAGATTAACGCTATAGGTGGTCGTAAAGATTTAGGTAGTTTTGATTTAGATAATGTAAACTTTTGGAAAAAGCAAGGTTTTAAAGTAGACACCAAAGAACTTGAAAGAATGAAAAAAGCTGGTATAGATGTCCAAAAAATAAAGACTAGTTTTAATCCAAAAGCAATAGATAAAACTGTTGGTGTAGTTCCAATGGTAAAAAGTATTAAGCCTAAAGACCAAGCTAGGATGCGTTTTGAAGGACCTACCTACGATATTAGGTTAGACAACATTAGAACAGTATTATCTGAAGTAACAGGTAATAGAGATATGGATGGTGCTAAGTTCGCTAAACAGCTATGGTCTACTATAACGCATTTTGGAATTAAACCCACTGACCCTAAGCTTGTTAAATTAATGTCTGACGAGCTAATTAGAAACTCTGTTGAAGGTGATAACGATTTAAACGCTCAATGGGATGAGCATATTAAAGCACCAAATAAGGTTTCTGAAGCTAAAGTGTTAGAAAATCTAGATGAAATTTCATTGCAAAGACTAATGAATGCAGTTGTTGATAAAGATAATGAAGGTTTTGCTAGTAAGATTTATGATGGTATCTTAAAAAAGTCAAATGAAATTGAAGCACAAAAAGCAGAAGACTCAGAAACTAATAGAGATGATTATTTTAGTGCGGCTGGTGAGATAAGCGAGTTTGATACTATAGTAGATAGAATGAGTGAGTTGTATCCAGATGGCAATCTTGGTTTCTATATGCATAAGATGGCTAAGAACTATAGACAACAAGCTGTTAAGAATTATATAGTAGATAGAATTAGTAGACCTAAATTAAAAAATGGAATGAAATCAAGAATGAGACCTTGGGACCATTCTATGTGGAGCCATAAAAAGTTTAGCATCTTTGACGACTCAGATGGAAAAGGACAAGAAGTATTTTTTCTAGATGATGGAGCTAAACAAAAAAAGATATATGACCCGTTTTTTGACAAGGGATATGAGACGCTAGGTAACATATGGAAAAATAGAAAACTAGGCGATAAAGGCATATATAAGGACAATTTAGACTATGTAGATGACATACTAGAAGCTGTTAATATGAGAGTACCTATGGATTCTCAAAGTGGTGCACACGTTTTAAAGTTTGCTGGATTTACTGGAACTAGAGGTCACG